CCGTAGATACGGACTAGCTAAAAACTAAGGAGAAGAAGGTGGAGTTACCAAAAACAATAGAAGTCGGTAAGTCGGTGTACAAGGTCAATCAACCTAAGACGTTGTCTACCGGTCTTGGGCGTATCGACTTTGTTAAGAAAGAGATCGACGTCACGACCCATGCAGGCAAGTACTTGTTGGCAGCAGGGGAGCGTAGCGATACGTTCTGGCACGAGATGACACACGCCATCCTGCACGACATGGGGCACGAACTCACACACAACGAGAAGTTTGTTACGGCATTTGCGCGTCGCCTCAATGACGCTATTCTTTCTGCGGAGTTCTAATGAAAAAGCCAGCATGGAGTCACAGCTCCCTCAAAGACTACGAGGGTTGTGCAAGACGCTACCACGAAGTGAAGGTACTCAAGAAGTACCCGTTCCAAGAGACCGAAGCTACCCGCTACGGTACACAGGTGCACGAGTCTTTGGAGTTGTATATACGTGACGGCAAGGAGATACCCCAAGAGCACTCGCAGTTCAAGCCGGTGGTTGACAAGCTGTTAGAGAAGCCCGGACGTAAGCTGGCGGAGCAGGAGATGGCGCTCACCGTTGACCTGAACCCTACCGACTGGAAGGCAAAAGATGTGTGGGTGCGGGGCATCGCCGACTTGCTGATCGTGGATGATGACAACCTGACAGCGTGGGTGGTGGACTGGAAGACGGGCAATAACCGCTACCCCGACCGCGACCAATTAGTACTTATGTCTCTAATGGTATTCGAGCACTACCCCCATATTCGCAAGGTCAACTCCGCGCTGTTGTTTATTGTCAAGAACAGCATGGTGAAATTGCAGATGACGCGTGAACAAAAAGACGCGGCATGGTGGCGCTATCGGGAGCGAACGGCTAGACTAGAGGCTAGCTTTGCCAATGACGTTTGGAACCCCAATCAGACCCCCCTATGCGGCTGGTGTCAGGTCAAAGGCTGTGAATTTAACCCCAAGCATTAGGATTAAAAATGCCCTACGTAAACAAAAAACGGCCATATAAAAAAGAATACGAACAGTACGACGGCACCCCTGCAGTAAAGAAGAAACGCGCTGCGCGTAACAAAGCACGGCGCACTATGGAGAAGGAAGGACTCGTCAGCAAAGGAGATGGTAAAGATGTCGACCACAAAAGGCCCCTTTCAAAGGGCGGCTCCGGCGATAGAGGCAATCTACGCGTCAAGAGCGCAAGCGCAAACCGATCATACAAACGAAAGTCCGACGGCTCCGTTAAGTAACTCGGTAGATATTGAGCAGGGGGCGTTCGCCGTCCCCGTAGATACGTTAGTTGATCTTTGGTTGTTGAGGTTCGGGCATGACTGGGTAAAAGTTTTACCTCTCATGCGAGATGAGTTTTTCTGGGACGCACACAACCGACTGGTACAGCTAGGGCATTTAGAAAAACACTATTTGACAGACCGCGCAACGTACGTGTGTCGCAAGCCTAAATGAAAGAGAAGCATGCAAATCGTAGAAAACAAAGCGATAGTCTTACGGACACGCAACCCGCACAAGTACAGCGTCATCCCCAAACACAAAGTTGTTGCGGAGAAGGATGGCATCTATGACATAGCGGTTTACTGGGGACTGGACGAGACGCGTGTATTGCGCAACCTCGGTGTAAAAAACGCCCCCTCTCCTATCACCCGTCGCTATGACTGGCCCGGACGCTACACACCAATGGATCACCAGATAGAAACGTCTGCGTTTCTGACCCTGCATCGCAGAGCATTCGTTTTTAACGACCCCGGTACAGGCAAGACGCTCAGCGCGTTGTGGGCGGCGGACTACCTGATGAAGCGCGGCGAAGTCCGGCGTGTCTTAATACTTTGTCCGTTGTCAATCATGCACAGCGCGTGGATGGGAGACATCAACAGTAGTGTGATACATCGCTCAGCAGTCGTAGCCCACCATGCGCAAGCTGCGCGGCGTATTGAAATGATTCAGCAGAACTACGAGATTGTCATCGCTAACTACGACGGGCTTAACCTGATTGCGGACGAGATCAACTCCAACGGGAAGTTTGATTTAGTTATTGTGGACGAAGCTAACGCATACAAGAACCCAGCAACACGGCGTTGGAAAGCACTGGCCTCAATCGTCAAGCCTGAGACATACCTTTGGATGATGACGGGCACCCCTGCTTCTCAGTCACCTGTTGATGCGTACGGTCTGGCTAAGCTGGTCAACCCAAGCGGGGTTCCGAAGTTCTTCACGGCGTGGCGCGACAAGGTCATGAACAAGGTGACGATGTTCAAGTGGACGCCAAAACATGACTCACGAGATACTGTCTTCGCCGCGCTACAACCCGCTATTAGGTTTAGTAAAGCTGACTGCTTGGACTTGCCGCCAGTCGTTACAGTTACTCGCCAAGTGCCGTTGTCTGCACAACAGGTCAAGTACTACAACATCCTCAAAGAGCAGATGATGGTCAAGGCAGCGGGGGAAACAATCAGCGCAGTTAACGCAGGTGTTGCGGTTAGTAAGTTGCTACAAATATCCTGCGGCGCGGCGTACACAGACGACAAAGAAGTTGTTGAGTTCGACGCCAAGCCGCGCCTCAACGTGCTCGAAGAAATTCTGGACGAGACCGAGCGCAAGGTAATCATCTTCGCCATGTTCCGCTCCAGTATTGAGGGTATTGTGGCGCACCTAGAAAAGAAGGGCGTCAACGTAGGGCAGATCCACGGCGACGTGAGCGCCAGCAAGCGTGGGCAAATCATTAACGACTTCCAGACTACTGATAACATCCGCGTGTTGGTAATGCAACCACAAGCAACGGCACACGGGATTACCCTAACAGCGGCGGACACGGTTGTATTCTTCGGACCTCTGATGAGCGTTGAGCAGTACATCCAATGTATTGCGCGAGCCGACCGCAAGGGGCAAGACTCAGACAAAGTCACGGTTATTCACATAGAGTCTAGCCCTATTGAAAAGAAATTGTTCAAGGCAATGAACGGCAAAGTTGATGCTAACTCGTTGCTCGTTGGCTTGTTCGATAGTGAAATAAAAAATATTTAAGAAAGGAGTTGCACGGCTGAAGAATCCATGTATGATGTCAAACCTTAGACAGATAAAAAGGAGAAGTAAATGACAGATGAAGAAGCACCGCCCGTTATCCCAATGGATAAGTTGGTGCGGGTATACCGCAAGATGCGCGACCAAATGCAACAACTGACACGCGAGTACGAACGAGAGTTTGCCGAGATAGAAGCAAAGCAGGTTCTTGTTAAGAACGCACTCAAGGAGCAGATGTTAGCGTTAGGCACCACATCTATACGAACAGGTCATGGCACAGTAGTGTTGGGAAAGCAAACCCGCTACAACACCCAAGACTGGGATTCGTTTAAAGAGTTCGTTAAGGAACACGACGCAGTTGACTTGTTGGAAAAGCGTATTGCGCAGACCAACATGGCGACGTTCCTTGAAGACAACCCCGGCGTCGTTCCACCCGGACTAGGATGGAATACTGAGTATTCTATTTCTGTTCGTAAACCAACCAAGTGAGGAAATCAAAATGAGTAACGTAGCATTATTTAACCCCGCGCAAGCACCCGCTTTCGCAAAGAACCGTGGCGAGCTTTCCGAGCTAGCTAAATCCCTAGCCGGTGGCGCAGGGGGCAACAGCTTCGGCAAACGCATCTCAATTAAAGGCGGCGTGTTTCGTTTGCTGGCTTCCGGTAAAGAGATTGCCGCTATCGACGAGCGCTACTTAGACGTGGTGGTTGTTAACGCCGCACCTAAAGTCAGCCGTGTGTTCTATGCCAAGAGCTATGACGCCGCTACCGTATCCGCACCTGACTGCTGGTCGCCTGATGGTGAGAAACCTGCGGCAGAAGCCACCGACAAGCAAGCGTCACGGTGCATGGAGTGTCCACAAAATATCGCTGGCTCAGGTCAGGGCAACAGCCGAGCGTGCCGCTATCAGCAACGTATTGCCGTAGTCTTGGCGAACGATATGCAAGGCGACGTGTTGCAGTTGACGCTACCCGCTACCTCTGTGTTCGGTAAAGAGGACGGCGATAAGCGCGGCTTGCAGGCATACGCTCGTTGGTTGATGGCGCAAAACATTGACCCCTCAGAAGTCGTGACTCGCATGAAGTTCGACACGAATTCGGAAAGCCCTAAGCTGCATTTCACACCTACTCGTTGGTTGACCGATGATGAGCGCCCCGGAGTTGTAGATCAAGGAAAGTCGGATGCCGCAATTAAGGCAATCACTATGACTGTCGCCAAACAAGACGGTGTATCATCAACCCCCTTGGCCTTAGAAGGGAAGCGCCCCGCCGCAGTAGTGGAGGAAGACGCCCCCAAGGCTAAGAAGGCCAAACCTGCTGAGGACGAGGACGAGCCCACGGTTCGCAAGGAAGAGAAGAAGCCCAACGCGGTGCCTGCGTCTAAGGCGTCTCTGGCAGATATGGTTGACGACTGGGACGACGAGTAAGGAGATCGGGGCCTCGGCCCCTTATAAACTAATGGCTTACTCAAAACAAACTATTCAGGCTGTGAGCAAAGCGCCCAAGACATTGGGCAATCAACTCGGACGATGGGCAATACACCTAGAGTTCCCCGTTACCAAAGTAGCAGAGCTGACCGGAGCGACTCGGCAATCTGTTTACAACTGGTTTAACGGCGGGGAGGTCTTCGTTGCCTACCGTCCGGTTGTGAAGTCTCTTATCAGCATTTTTCAAACATGTACAACAGCCGACGAGGCGTGGAGAAAAGCATGCAAAGCATTGACCCAAAAAACCTGAGCGACCAAGAACTGGTCCATTACGCCGACGTGCTCGGCTACGAGACTCTGAGCCCTGAGTGGGTAGAGGAGCTAGCCAAGCGCTTGGAATACCGCATAGAAGAAGCCGACGAGCCAGAAGCTGAATAACCTGAAGGATAGCCATGACACCGCTTGATTTTTTAGCGGAGGTTCTGCCGTCCTCGGGTGATGGGTACTACTGCGTAGCGGAACTGACGAAGAAAAAAGAACACAAATATATTAAAGATATAGGAGAAGCACAAGAGCACATAGATCGATGGTTAGCAAACGAGTGTGACATATTCTTTGGGCTAGCCACTTTTAAAGAAGCAGGCAAGCGCGAGGCAGTCAACGCCGACAAGATCAAGGCGCTGTTCATCGACATGGATGGGTACGCCTCGAAGAAAGCGGCAGCGCTAGCGTTGGACGAGTTCCTAAAGAAGACAGGGTTGGACACGTTCGGTGCTCCTTGGGTTGTGGCGTCAGGCGGCGGTATCCACTGCTACTGGCTTCTGACCGAAGAGCTCCCCATCGCCACTTGGAAACCTGTTGCTGAGAATCTGAAAAGACTCTGTAAGCAAGAGGGCATGTCTATTGATATGACGGTGACGGCGGACGCCGCTCGCGTACTGCGCATACCCGGCACGAAGAACTTCAAGAAGAAGTACGGCACTCCGCGTCCGGTTAAGCTGATGTCTACGGGCGGCAGGGTAGTCTTTGCGGACATGGCTAGCGCCATCGAATCCCAACTGACGGAGCAGTTTAAGCCGCGCCCCATCTTCATGGCGGAGTTGTCTGGGCAACGCCCCAAGCGAGACCCCAACGCTACGCAGGTCAAGCTGCTGGAGAACGCACAGACCAGCTTCGAGCAGATCTGGGACAAGACGGAGGCAGGCATTGGTTGTGCGCAGGTAAAGGCATATGTGGAGAACCCACAGGAAGACGGGCTGGAGCCAATCTGGCGTGGTCTTTTGTCTTGGGCCAAGGTGTGCGAAGACGGTCCGGCTTACGCTGAGTGGCTGACTGACATGCACCCCTACGACAGGGATCGGATGCACCAGAAACTCGTCGAGATCAAAGGCCCGTACCCATGTACCAAGATGGACAGCGAGAACCCCGGCGTTTGTGCGTCCTGTCCTAACTGGGGCAAGGTCACCAACCCGCTGATTCTGGGGCGCAAGATCCGGACAGACAATACTGAGAAACAGGTTGTCATAAACCACACCCTGCCGCCCCCTGAGCCTGAGCCTCGGCCCGATCCTGAGTATGACGAAATGGACGTGCTGGAGGAAGAAGTCGCGGAGCCAGTAGCTACGTATCAACAGGTAGTAACGCGTCCCCAACCACCACGAGGTTTCAGCTACGGCGCAGCGGGCGGGGTGTACAAGGACGTGGAGACAACAGACGCCAACGGCAACAAGACCACTAAGCAAGCGCAAGTGCTAGCGTATGACCTGTTCGCTGTGGACATTCTGAAACAAGAGGGGGAGCACATCGTTCACCTAGCCGCCAACCGTCCCGATGGTGCGGTAACGGTCATCGTTCCACAGAAGGCGGTGGTCAGCAAAGACGAGACAGTCAAAACACTGGCGGCACAAAACATCATCGCGTCTTACGGCAAAGGTAACGACGCCAATTTATTCGACTATGTACGCGCTTGCGTAGAGGAGGCATCAATGACTAAGAAAGCTATACCAATACCCACTCAGTTGGGCTGGCAAGAGGACGGTTCGTTCGTTTACAACAACCGCGTGTTCGGCAAAGACGGGAGCGAGACCACCGTACCCATGCCCGGGCTGGAGAACATCAACCGCAACACGAACAGCGCGGGGACTTTGGCAAAGTGGCGCAAGCCTTGGGACTTGTTGGCGCAACGTAAGATGAACACCATGCTCGCGTTGGCTATGGATTCGTTTGGGTGTGCGCTGTTTAAGTTCACGGACTACGCAGGGTTTGTCTGGCACATTGGGTCGACCGAGTCAGGTACGGGTAAGTCGCTG